GTTGCAATTACTCTTGAACTGCGGACAGGACTTCTTCAGCGGTAACTTCTTTAGTTACTTTTTTAGTGCGAGCCTTGATAGCATCGATACTAGGCTTGGTCTTTGCGACTTTAACCTTTACAGTACCTTTGCTAGCTTCCTTTGTCTTATCAGCAAGTGTGTCAGCAATAGTTGCTTGGTCACCGGCAGATTGAAATTCAGCATGAGTTGCCAAATACTTAAGAGCCTCAACCTTAGTCATCTCACTAGGCAATTCTACCAAGTCAATACGACTTGCACCACCTTTAGTGAATTGCTTGATACGACGGACCATATCATCAGTAAAACGAACCTTAGTGTTACCATTGTGAGTAGTAAGACCAGCGACTTTGAACAATTGATTAGCCATTTTCAGTTTCCTTTATAGAGTTTAGCTAAGTTTAAAAAATGTGCCGATATCACTCAGCACTGTTATAATGATAACACAACTGGACATTATTGTCAACCATTGTGTTACCCATTTTACTGTTTTTCGTAATGTTTGACGGTACGGACTGTATATCCCTTATCCTTATATTCCTGCAAAAGTTTTGCCTTAATATTTCGGGCTTCTTCTCTTGTAAGATTACTGAACAAAATTGGCCATTCATTCAAATCAGAACGATTTTTACTTTCAAGCCATTGCCAACGCATATAAAGTTGTCCATCATATTTACTAATTACCTTACCCTTAAAAACTCCAGGGGCGAGATTTCTTGCAGTAATCGAAATCTCCTTAGAAGAATGATTAGCACGGAGGCCAATACCAAATGTTGTCATAATAATCTCCTTAGTTAATGACAATGCCACGAAGGGCGTAGTGCAAAATTGCACTGTTATAATGATAACACAGAACGGAATTATTGTCAACCATTTGTATTACCAAAATCAGTTAAATTGGGTTAGCAGATTCCGACAACATCAAGGAACCATACATTCCTTTTAGTAGTTGGGTAGCGGCGTAAGTATTATCCGCTTGAATAGTAACCCTAGTAAACCCGGCACCGGGTTTCGTGGATGTTTTAACAAGAGCCCAAAAAGTTTTCATAGCGAACCTTTTAAAGTGTATTTGCCAAGCACGCCTTTAGCGGCAGACAGGTTTTTAGTTACATTCTCATCGTCAAAAATTTCTGCCATCTTAGTACGAATTTCGGCCCTAGCTTTTTGCATGATATTCAATGCGTAATCGGCCTCTTCGTTGCTAATCCGCTCATACCAATTTTCGAATTGCTCTTGGTCCATTGAACTAATGAACCGAAGATATTTCGTTTCATCAGGATTCATATTAAGCCTCTAGTACGTAGGGTTTGTTCCACTTACCAACGTTAATGTCAACATAGTAAGCCGTATTGAAATAATCAGTCATTGCGTCCGATTCATCATACCAATCAGCGGACTTAAGTGCCTGCATAGCTTCAGTCAAAAAGTCTTTAGCGGCACCGCTAAAGTGCTCCTTGAACCAGTAGGGGTTTACATCCATCGATTGGTTCTTGCGGATATAGTCAATCTGACCTTGGTCCATCTTGCGACCAATATTGCTATCAGCATCGGTCTTGATGTAGTTTTCGATAAAATTGATTTTTCCAGACTTGAGGGTCAGCACAATACTAGAATGATTTCGGACACTCAGCGAACCCTTGATGCCATACTTTGCAAGTACGGGCTTGAGGGATTGTGCAATTTTTGCTTTGCGTTCTTGATTCATGTAAGCCATTTTGTAGTCCTTTATCTAACTGTCTAAGATTCTATTATATACCCAAATCGATTTATTGTCAAGCCGGGGCAAACAATTTGCTCATTTCACCGAACACGACACGATATGCACGGAGTTCCTGTTCGGTGAGTTCCTCGCGGTTGCGCGGGACGCTCATAAATTCTAAAGTTTCAAGCAATCCGGGGAGACCGTTGTTGTCTTGAACTTCCTGAACAATTTCGAGGGCTTCTTGAAAAGTCATTTCTTACTCCGTTATCTAACTGTCTAAGATTCTATTATATAGCCAAATCCAATTATTGTCAACCGTTTTTGGAGATTTTTTGGTGTTGTTTTTACGCAACAAAGGTGTTGTTTTTATACAACAGTTTTGTTCATTTTAGCGGCAATATTATCCAAGGTTTCTTGGGATTCCAAACGACCTAGGACTATTTGATAGATTAAACGAACCATTAATATAATAAATGCCCCGGTTAATATATAACCTATTGTTTGGGCCGAAAGAAAGAATATTAAGGTTTGAATCAAAACTGATCCAAATATAATACCAAATATAATACCAACTGTTTGCAAAATTGCTTTTTGTTTTAGAGTCATAATGTTTCCTTTATTAATTAATCACCTGAATCAATTTGATAGCTATCACCGCAATGCACACACACATAATTAGTTAGGCATCGACCGGCATTGGAACTTTGATATGTATGGGTACATGCAGTTCCATCAGGCCGAGTTTTTACTTGACCTGAGGGTCGACCAAACATATATTGCCCACCGCAATTACTACAATTAAAAGTATCCGAATCTGGATTATATCCAGATATTACATTTTTATACTTTGAATCCCCGGCGGGCATACGACCGGTACCTGAGCATACTGGACAAGTTGCTTTCATACTTACTCCTCTGATTTACGGTGTTTGGGTTTACGGTTGTACAAAGTCTTATCTTTTACAACCTTAGGTTTAAACGGAGTGTTGTTTTGAAACAACACCACATGGGCCCGAGTTTTGGGCTGTTTAATAGTAAATGATAGGATTTGCTTTTTCATGTAAGTATTATAGCACCGAACGGGTTTATTGTCAACCGATTGTGACCTGGATCTTTTTGACCTTTTTGATAGTGAAACTGCGCCATTCCTGTAGGTCCAAATCAAACACCCGCATGGATGTGGTATTTTCTTTTCTAGGCTTTGCGTCTTCTGCCAACTCTTTTTTCTCTACCTTTGGTAACAGTTCAGGTTGCAATGTGCAGTTCATCACCCGTTCACTACCATCGGCTTTGATGAAGGTCACTTCTACTTTGTCACTATGTAGCATACCCTTTAACCAAGTGGTAAATGCATCCCACTCTGTTTCAGTCCAATCTGCGGTTTTTGTATTATCTAGCATTTATATCTTCCAATGTTGTAAAAAAGTTTTTGATTTTAGTTTCTTCGTCCCAAGTACTACTATACTCATTTTGTTCATCACACAATCTCAATGCCTCTTCTTTAGTTACTACACGATGTCCAAGAATGATATCAGTAGGACGCAAATGCTCCTGACTAAACTCTTGTGCATCTTCCATAGTTACAGTATCCAATGCCCATTCAGCTTTACCTTTGGGCACTTCAACCATATAAGTTACTTTGAATTGTGATAGGGCTTCAACTAGTACCCATTCAGTTTCTTGTGACATTACTTCTTCCTTTTTAGTTAACGAAAAACTACCATCATTATTATCTTTCCAATCTAAGGTATCACCCTCTTTCCAACCTAATTCTTCTAACATGCCTTCGGGGAAAGGCATAATCAAGTCACCTGATTCAGGATCTTCTTCTAATTTTACAGTATGTTTCATACATCTACCTTTCGTACAGTTTTAGATAATTCATATTCAGCCATACGCAATGCATGTGCCTTTTCACGCAATTCTTCACATGGATCACATATTGTACGTATCCAACTACCGCCTTTGCTTTCAGCAGGATTTCCACATTCTTCACACATAACACCACTCATGCTTTCTGCCATAGCTACCATACCGCTGATGTAGTCATCTCCACCACTGTAGTAAAAACGTAATGTGCCAAACTTTTCTTTAACTTGGTCTAATGTAACTTGAGGTATTGTGTCGGGAATATCACGAAACTTTGCTTTTTCAATGGCTTCTTCAACACTTTTATAAGTACCATCTGTGGGTACTGAACTATACGTATAGTAACGAATTAATGCAGATTTGTTACCTTTTAATGCTTGTTTCAATGCACGATTGTATAGCAATGCACTCATCCGTTGCTTACGTTTCCAATCAATGTGATGTTGAATATTCCCCATGAGTTGATTAATAATATTGAACCAACCATCACCGACCTCAAAGCCCCAACACATGCAAGTTTCAGTCATATCCTTGTTACGGTTAACCATCATCTTTGGATACTTCTCGCACAACAATTTATCTAATTCATGTTTCATTATATTATCATCCTTATCAATCCAACACTATCAATACAGACTAACAGTATGTAGTTAGCCAACATCCCAAATGATTTCCTAGTAAAAGCAGACCAAGCATAGATAGCACAACCAGTGATCCAAGTAGGGTAAAGAATAAAAAGGGGAGGATTTGGTACAGTAAATGCCATAACGATAGCACAGCCAATTGAAATTGCCCATGCCAATACCTCCATGAAAAACCTAAAAGGATGTGTCTTGTAGTCATCTTTAATCCAAACAAAAATACCTGTTAAAATATCATTCATAGTGTAATGATATCACAGGTATCTTTAAATAGCAATAGCTTTTGGTTACTGATTTGGGACTAAAACAATTTTTCTTGTGTTTGTTTGTGGGTCAATCATTTCTTGCCAATGATAACCAATCGGTGGTTGTTGAATAACTGATTGTTGTTCGATTACAACAGGCTGTTGCTGTACTAACACGGGTTGTTGTACAACGACAGGAGCCTTACGACTTAATTCGTAACCAATTACTCCGCCAATCAATACAGGAGCTACCCAACCACAACCATAGCATCCGCCGCGGTAATATCCGCCGTGACGATGATGACCATAATGTTGGGCACTTGCAGTACCGACTAATCCTAAACCCAAAATAGTAGCTAAAATAACTTTTTTCATAGGGCTTCCTTTCTTGTGATATACTCTTATAACGTGTTAGGCTACAAGTTCGTTGACATGACGGTCAATTGCTTCTTGTAAAACAATCTCCATCATCTTATTTAGCGTAATATCACGTTTATGCGCTTCCATTGCTAGAGTCAAAATTAAATCATTCTCAAGGTCCACTTGAACTACAACACGGTCATCAAATTCTAGACCATTGAAAATTGCATGAGCCTTTGTTAACCAATCTTCGGAGACTTCTAAATCATACCATTTGGTATCATCCCATGCTTCATTGGGGTCTATACCACGTTGCTTTGCTTCAGCCAAATATGCGTCAACATAATTAGGATTCAACCAACGATATGGTTTATACTTATCTGCTTTATCGTTAATTTCAGCAGAATAAATTTCTTGGGTCACTGTACTAAAAAGTACTCCCACATGTGCATACTCACTTTCGTAATCCATAAATCTTGCATCAGGATAACAATTCCAACCGTAATCACTTCCACCTACGATTTTATGGTCCAGTGCTTCGTTGACTTCTTTCAAAAACATCTTGTAACTCCTTTAAATGTGGTTCGATGTTGTTATTATATATCTGTTCCATGGTTTTGTAAAGCATTTTGGCATCCTGCTCTGTCATGCCGGCTGTCCAAGGTGGCTCATTTGGATCTTTACGTAGACCATAGTCATGCCTATAGGTATAGCACATGTCGTTTATAATTTGTTCTTTAGTTTGTATAGTATGCATTGTACAATCCAATTATGCATGTTGCTATTGCAACAACATTGACTACCATTTGCGGTGTGTTTTTAACACGAATGGTCCATGCTAGAAATGCAATCGTACCCAATGTAAATGCTACAATATTGTAGGGATATGCATTAGGACCGATTGCATTACATACGTGTCCGATAATAATGAATACAGCACCAATCCATTGCAGGATGTCGTTTACTTTCATTATACTTATAATCCAACACTCTTTTTGATTACGTAGCGGGCAATCTTTTCATCAAAGTACATGCGAACACCATCCTTGACAGGATCTGCTACTACAATCTCACCTAGTTCACTAGCAAGGGCTTGCGTAAACTTAAGTAAAATACTATAAGTATCCTCAGATTGGTCTAGTGGATCACGATCCAAAATACCTACTGTATCATTAATTAGTTTTTCAATTTGCGTGTTCATTACTTAACTCCGATATACTGGTAAACTTTGAAACCAAGCACCTGAACCATGAAAGTGTAATTATCATTTTCATGGGGCCAGTCATACTTGCGAACAAGGACAACAGGGAATTCATTTATTATGATAGCAAAGTAGTCATGCCACCGCACACCATTTTTAAATTCATTGTAATTTTGCTTTGTAAATTTCATTACTTAACTCCAAAAGTGTTCAATGCGGGTTGTAAACTGTTAATCAATTCTGTTTCACGGGCATGTGCAGGACGCTTGCCACGTACAATTTCAATAACACCGAATACAAAACGCTCGGCGCCTCGTTCACGTAATGCACGTGACAAACCCCAGTTTTTGTTTTCTGTCATTGCACGTTGCATATGTTTTTGCATACGACGGCGTAATGTGCGAAACACATTACCTTTGAACGACAGTGCAGTTAAACCGATATAGTATTCTTCAGTCACTACGTCTTGAATGAAGTAGATAACTTGATTTCTATCAGTTCTGCGTTTACGGATGATTTTCGAGTTCATGTAATGATTATACACGAAAGCCCATTTATTGTCAACCAAGGAAATGTTGCTTTTTTGCGACAAAAATGTGTCAAAAATGTGACAAAAGTTGTTGCTTTTTTACAACAATTTTTCTTCAGGTTTTTGCAGGTATTCGTAGTTGGTTGTGTCTATGTTTTCACGTAAAATAATGGCGCCATTCTTTAAATGAAAACGTCTTGCTGTATTAGTTTTAGGACTTAGGGTTACAAACCTAGTTACACTTGGGTATTGTTCTTGTATCCCTTTAACAGCCCTAAATAACAGTTCTTGTCCTTTACCTGATTTGTAACTCCAAATAGTGTAAAAAATTGCAGTAGTTGGAACTTGTGCAGTGTTATCTAATTCTGTAACATCTGATGGGACAAAATCATGAAAGCTAACACATACCATTGCTTCAGGATTTTTTTCTTCATCGGTTAATGCCGCAACCATACGACCATCACTAACTCTATAGTTAGTTGGTATTTCGGGGCGAACTGGATCATCTTTAATGAAACTTAAAAGTGTGTGAGAAATGTCTTTGATGAATTCAAGCATATCGTATTTATATAAAATTTAATAAATTGAAATATTATTTCAATTTGGTTAGTAATTCTTTTACTATTCTATTTCTTTCGTTTGGTGTTCTACTTCCTAACACCACAATGTTATACAGTTGGTTATTATTGTTTACTATCATAGTAATGCAAAAACCTGCCGCATTAGTAAATCCTGTTTTAAGTGCTACAATTTTTTCATCACCAAAGTAAGTACTAGTTGGTCTTGAATGTATTACAGTTGGTTTCTTGTTTTTATATGCTATAATTGACAATTCTTTAATTTTTGCGGCATCTTTAAAAACTTGATATTTAATTAATGCATTTGTCATTGTAACAACATCGCCAATAGTGCTGTAATTCATTGTACTCAATCCAGTGGGTTCTATAAATCTAGTATGTTGCATGTTTAATTGCTTTGTGTTTGAATTCATTGCTTGCATAAATTTAATCTGCCCGCCGGGATAATTGTTTGCTAGTGTTATAGCGGCAATATTGTCACTACTAACAAGTGCTAATTTAATTGCATCTAATCTGGACACTACCATACCTTTAGATAGTCTACCACGAACATTACTATCAGGTACAATTATCTTTTCTTCCAAATC